GACATGATGTGCGCTTTCATCAAAGGTCTTGAACTAGGCCAATCACCCCGGAGTTAACAATATGACTCAGACACAACTTTTCAAGAAGGAGCAATCCGAAAACGCCGAACTCAAATCTGTGCTGTCAGAAATTCTTGAGTCCACATGGGTCGTTAAATCCCCGTACTACTACAAAGTACTTGTGGAGGCCAAGGTGATTGATCGCGCCAAGGAGTTAGTCGATGACCAAACTTGAGCGTAGAGTTATTCCTTGTAACAACGTTCCCAACAAGGGAGTCCACAAAGCAAGCAACAGACTCAACAAGGCCAAGAACTCAGCCAATCAGTTCAACCCCAAGAGAATCAAGATCAGCATCGAGCCAGACGAGTACGAGATGTTCTGGGTTGTCACCTTTGAAACTTTGAACCTCAAAGGGAGAGCGCAATTCCCTTACTTACCAGATGTCAATGATCCAGAGATTCGCCGATTGACAAAAGAGATGATCAGGCTTGAGAAAAAAACACAGCAGTAAAACTCATCGACCATGCGCCTCTGGAGGGGGCGCATTCCGATGCGTTTTTCGCATCACTCCCTTTCAACAACTTTAAGAGAACACGGGGGGCGGGAAACCGCCCCCTTTTTCAAATAACTTTGAGAGAACGACATGACTCTAAACACCGTTATTAATCTCCGGGTCACCAAAAGGGTGAACCAAGATTTGACCAAGATTGCCAAGCAGATCGGCTTGTCGAAATCCGACATGATCCGCATGATGCTTGAGCGCATCCCCACTGACCCCTTGATTGCCGAATTGAGTTTGATCAATAAGCGCAGATCAGAACTCTTGAAAGGATAAATGGCTCACTGCCTTGACAGGAGGCGACCAATGAAACAAAGAAACCCGGTGGCGAAACACTCGCCAAAATTCAACCGACCATCAACCCACAAGCCCCGCAAGGGCAAAGGTTCGTACAGGCGTAGCAAGAACCAAAAGAACAACCCCGCTTCGGCGGGGTTTTTTTTGGTCAAAATTTAGTGGCTTGAATTGATCAGCCTTTTGTGCTTGTGAAAACTCTCAAACCGGGTCACGCATTTTTATTTTTTGTTTCCTTCCCTCATAGTTCTTTGAGAGAAAAAACCCGAGTGTTGCTGAGTTTTGTAGCAGAGGGAAAAGGGGTGGGTAGGTTCTAGATTTTTGCTCCCTTCCTCAAACTTCTTCAAGAGAAATCATCACTCTACAACTTGACACAAGATGTTGTGTCAAGGACAGTCGTTCCCACCTTTCGGCACACTAGCCCCGCCGCCGAGTTCGCAACCTCCAAACTTGCCTCCACCCCAAATCCTTTTGTAATCGAAGCGACGAAGACAGCAATCACGGTATCCCCTGCTCCAGTCACATCAATGACTTCGGATTTCGATGCCGGAATTTCAAACTCATCATCTGCGCCAGAATAGAATATTCCTTCCGCGCCCATCGTCAGCAGAATATTCTGAATCCCGTACTTCTCGCGAAGGAACTGACACCCTTCTGACAAGTTCTTGACAGAACCTCCCGCTTCCGAGTACTCCGACAGGTTGGGCGTAATAGTGAATGCTCCCCGGTAGAGTTCCCAATCTGGAAATTTCGGGTCGATAAACATCTGAAAGCCCTGCCGTTTGACGATCTGCGGTATCGAAGTTGTCAGGTGCTTGCTGTAATCGCTGAGAATGATCGGCCCTTTGTGCTTTTGCATCTGGGCCAGTGCGTACTTGAGAAAGGATCGTTCTCCAAGCGCAGGGTCAATCAGTTCACGGTCAACCCTCAACAACTGGTGACCGTCCGTAATAAATCTGGTCTTGACAGTGGTCGGTACGTTCTCTTCCTTCTGGAAGTGTACAGCGTCCAGTGACATGACCTGATCGGCCAGAATAGATGCCTCGACATCCCGGCCAGTAATTCCCATTAGTGTGGTGGAAACACCGGATGCCTGACAATTAAGGGCGACATTCGCCGCGCCGCCCGCCCTGTATTCCACAGTCTTCTCACAAAGAACTGGCACAGGTGCTTCGGGGGAGATTCTTGAGCAAGTTCCAGATACATAGCGATCTAGAATCACATCGCCGATGACAAGAACTTTGGGGCAATGCTCCCCCTTATTATCTATTTTATCATTTTCGGTTCGGCTCATCCCATTTTTTCCCATTTAATATCAATAACTTGTAAGAATCTGCTATTGACAACTTTTAGACCATAACGTGGCCTGATTCTTGCAGTGCCTGTTGCGCCCCTGTCATCGCGCTCTGCAAGGCAATGTCGAGCCTCTTTACAACGTCCTCTCGCCATCGAGACACGGTGGACGTTCCGACACCATATTTTTTTGCCCACCACTGAGTACTGTGCCGGGGGCGCTCCCTCGCCCATGTCTTGATAATGTCAAGACAGAACCATCGATCCCTGTTTTGTTCCCGGCTAATCCAATGCGCCACTTCCTCGCCTTGTTCGTAACCTCCTGTGAAATAAGTTTGCAGAATCGCCCTCTCAAGCGGAGTCAGCACTTTTCCCACTGCCTTCATTATGTAAACAGCCTCTGCCACCTTTTCCCACGGCCCAAGTTCCGAGCAGTATTCAAAACCGCTCCGCTTTCGGGCCATTTGATAAATCGATGGTTGACTACGGATCGGGCTTCGCAGTCTTCTTAATGCCCACGACATTGCTTCGTGAGCCGAGGGAAATTCCGCTTCCATGCGCTCTCTCCAAGAGTTGTAAAGCAACACCGTCCTTGATGTGCTTTTCGGTTACCCTGATGACACAAATGCCCATCAGAGCGGCCTCCGAATACTTCTCACAGTCAGAAATGAAACCTTGGGGGCGGTTGTGGCGACCTCTGATCCATACGCCTCCCTCCACCTCGCAAGCAACCTTGATGTCAGGCCAATAAAAATCGAACTTCCATCTCCGGGTAGGATGAAACTTGAATTCCCTGTCGGGTGTAGTAATCCCAGCGGCAGCAATTTGTAAAAGCAGTGCTTCCTCTAAAGAACTTTTAGACACGCTATTGCTCTCCTTCGCACAGGCAAAAAAAAAGCCCCACCGAAGTGGGGCAAGTGGGCGATGACCGCAGAACACAGGGTTAGGTGTCATCGACCAGACCATCTCTCTTCAGCCACACTTGAATATCGTCAAGTTGACCGAAAGTACTTTGGAGGACGAGGCAGACTTCCACACCGTCAGGCATATTTTTTTTCATCCATTCCCACTGAAGTTTTTTTGAGCCGAATTTTTTGTGCCAATGAGTCGGAATCTTTTTTGGTGTCGGATGCCCACCGAGGATGGATGATTCAAGGGTGACTTTAGGCCGAGAGTGCTTTTCCAACTTCAGTATTCCTGATGTGACCTCGACAACGGTTTGACCATGACTCCATGCTCTCGCCTTTCTGTCGATCCAACCCCATTTTTTTCAGCGTGTCGGCCAACAGTTTTAGGTGATCGCGGTTGTAGGCTTTTGTCCAGTGCCAATCGCACAGGGAACCGCCCTCGACCACATGGGTTCCTTGCTTGTCGCAGTCAATAACTTTACAAGATGTCTTCGCAATGGTTACAACCTTCGGTTGAATTTGCCGCGCCTCATCTCGCCACCGCTCTTGATTGATCCATGTTGAAGGATGAGGGCGACTGGGCAAAAAGATTCCCGCGTTTTTTCTGTCTCGTTCGTCGGGATACTCGCGCATGACTTTTTTGCGATAAGCCTCTTGCGCGATCATTGCTTCCTTGATCGTGTTGTACAGTTCACTCCAGTTCTCTTCTTTGACCTTGCGGAATTTTTTAAACCAAGCCTCCCTTGCCGCTCCCACACCGACCTTTGCTCCCGCTCCTTTGGGCAAGCACTCCCAGAACATCTCAAAGAGTTCTGTCAATCGGTCTTCTTGGGCTTTGGTAAATTTCTTCATTCGTTCACACTTCTTTCCAGTTAAATCATAGAACCGCCCCTACCCCGTGCCATTAGGACTTATCGGTTCGGACATCACGACCAGTGGGTCGCGCCCCTCTGACTCATCAGTCAGATACCCTCGCGGGTAGTGCATCCAAATGGATCGCACGGTTCCTGTTGACAGGCGGTGGGTCAGCGCAGGATTTGTTCGGTCTTTTGAGGTCAAGGGTCAGGGCTATCCGAAGTTCCTCCCCACTGTGCGCCTCTGGCCTCTATCTTCTACAGGAATGTGGTAAGAAAGTCCACGCCACTTGACGTTTTTCTGTCAAGGGAGGAAAACGCTCCCTATATTTCGCAAATGTACTTGACTGTCAATTGAACTTGACACATGGTACACCGCGCACTTACCGTGAAGATATGCAAGCGGAAGAAACCCGCACTGAAAAAACTAAGGGAGATGATGATGGGCAGTAAAGGATTGAGTTTCAGGATTCAAACCGCGAGAGAAAAAAGACAACTGTCTAAAAGCCAACTGGCTAAAGAAGTTGGGGTTACCAGAAGTGCGATTGGGCAATGGGAGAATGGGGCAGTAGGCGATTTAAAGTGCCGTTATTTTTTCCCACTAGCCAAAGCACTTGACATTAACCCGGAGGAACTTTTCTTCGGAACACCTACGACAGGGTCTGAGTTAACACCAACCCAAGTTTGGTTTGTTCCGCTTTTAGAATGGGATAACTTGGGAGAAACAATGCCAATAACAACAATGCAGTACATACCAACCACCCTTGCCTTAGAACCCGAGGAAGGATTCGCTCTTCGGGTTCGATCAGACATCATGCAAGGGGCGGGGTCGCCCTTCGCACCAGAAGCCACCGTAATCTTTGACCGCAAAAGAAATTGGGAATCAGGAGATTTTGTAATAGCCGACACCGGGGATGGATTTGTCTTCCGGCAAATCATGGCAGACGGAAATCAGATTTTTCTGAAGCCGATAAATCCTCAGTACCCAACAATTACCTGTCAAGAGCCTATTACGGTAATTGGAGTAGCCGTGGAAACACTCACCACGATTTAAACCGAAAAGGAAATTCCCCCCACTGCTGTCAAGTAGTTGGCAGTGGGGGATTTTTTTGTCAAGGCTGTCCAGTGGTGTTGACATCCGTTTGACAAAAGTGTAGTCTCGTTTACATGGATTTTCAGCCACTACAGGTGTGCCGCCCGAGCCTCAGATCGGACGGGGTGCGTATCGAGCGCATAGGCGAGGCCGTTTCCTCCGAACACAAGCACAGCCAAAAACTCGATAGCCGACTGCATGGGACATTGCGAGGTTCCTGTGTCTGTTCTTCGGCAACAAGGGGCGGGAGGTTCTCGTGGAGCCTCTCGCCCCACCCTTTATGAGATACCGGAATAAAAAATATCTCGCATGGGTGGCACAGAACGACCATGAGTGCGTCATGTGCGGCGAGAAGGGATGGGGTGACAACGAGATCATTGCCCACCATGCGATTTCAATTCCCGGCCTTGCACTTGGGGGCATGGGAACAAAAGCAAGCGACACACTGGCGATGCCTATGCACGTTACTTGTCACGCTGAATTTCACGCCCACTTCCACAAGTACAAAGAGGTGCAACACATATGGTTGATGAGATTCCACGAAAAGACGCTACGCCTGATCTGCGAACAGACCCCGAACTGCTTTTGGATCGTCGATGGATAGGACTAATGGTCTACGAGCATTGTGAGGAAATCGTGGAACTGATCCGTCCGATACTGAAAAAAAGTTTAGGGCTGAACCCGATGACTGAAGATGAACAGGCTCTTGCCAACTTCTTCGGAGAAGAAGCACTAACCATTGATGACAACGATGACTGACATTATCTCCGACAAAGATGTTGAAGAAGCACTGGCTTATCTGGCAAGCACAGACAGCGAGTGCGCTAAACGCAAAGCCCTGATGAAGCGATTGGATTATCAACGAAACACGATCAAGTCTTTGGCAATGTTGGATGCTGAAGACGATGCCATTAAATCGGGAGAGCGATTGTCAGTAGCGAGAAAAGAGGCACTGGCATTTACGTCCAACCGTTACCAAGAATTTTTAGAAGAGTACCAAGACGCAGTTGCTGAGTACGAAACCTTGAACAACTTGCGAAACACAAAAATCGGGATCATCGAAGTCTGGCGATCCGAACAAGCAAACAGAAGAAGAGGGAACCTATGAACGACCATCCATTAAGAATCACTCCAGAATCTCGGCAAACGATAAAGGAGCCAGAAGAGGAATCTTTGTCGCCCCAAGACAAATATTTTTACATCACGCCAGAGAGGACAAACCTTTTCATGGCCCTTGCTAGAGCGCAAGGCGAAATTGATGCCGCATCCAAGACCAAGGAAAACGAGTACTTCACCTCAAAGTATTCCGACATCTACGACATCGCACAGGCAGTGAAGAAGCCTTTGGCCGCTAACGATCTCTTTTACTCGCAGATGTGGGTAAGAGGCGAACATAAGAATGAAGTTCGTATCGTCACGATTGTCGGTCACAAGAGTGGCGAATATATGCAGATCGAGTCATCCATGATCTGCAAGGACTTTGAGAATCCCCAAAAGATGGGTTCAACCATTTCTTACGCCAAAAGATACCAATTGGCGGGGCTACTTGGAGTGACCTCCACTGAGAAGCGACTGGATGACGATGCAAATGTTGTAGCGATGCCGGATCAATCGGATGCAAAAGTCTTGGCGCAACTTACAACAGCGGCCAAGAAAGGGCAGAAGTCTTTCGTAAGTTCGTGGAAAAACTTGGCAGTGGAACGTCGTAAAGGCATTCGGCCAGAAGACCTTACTACTTTAAAGAAATTGGCAGAAGACAATGAACCTGAAGCAAGGAAGCCCCGAGTGGCTACAAGCACGGCAAAAAATTCTAACGGCAAGTGATTTTGGATCAGCCGCAAACATCAAAGGATCATATGTTTCACGGCAAAAACTTTGGAAATACAAGACCGGGCGAGATTGGAAAGAAAGCAATGAATTCATGGAGTATGGCAACCGCATGGAGCCTATTGCTCGTCATTCGTTTGAGATTCTTTCAGGCCATCTCGTTGATCACTGCGATCTTATTTTTCATCCTGATATCGACTTCATGGGTTGTTCACCTGATGGCATTACTGATTCTGGGAGCCTCTTGGAAATTAAGTGCCCTGTTAGAGCCGTGCACGATCAAATCAGTGAACAATTTCTTGCACAAATATTCGGACAACTTGCGTGTACTGGCCGAAAGACTGCTTACTTTTTTTCTTTCCACCCGGAAGGACAAAGACTCTGGCACATAAGTTGGTCGGATGAATATTGGAACTGGCTATACCCGCTTTTAAAGGAATTTTGGAATTATGTCGTTACGGATCAATGCCCCCCGAAGAAAAACAAACAGTCCTTCGACGGAGAAATCGGAATCGAGGAATTGCCTATCGTGTAGTCATTACGATGGAATCCTTCCGGCACAAGAGTCGCCGGGGGCACGAAGTTATACGCGAGATTTTTATCGCCACTACCAGTTAATTGGTTGGTGTTGGTTACACCACGACGATCTTTTCATCACACGGCCATGCGCCGCCTACAAGGACAACTACTATGGATAAATTTGAACACAATCCCGGCAACGGCTCCCTTTTCAAGAACAATAAAAGGACTTCGGAAAAATCTCCTGCGTACTCAGGGAGTGGAAAGATCGCGTATCCACCTTCCCCCGATGGTGGCGAACTGAATCTGGATTTGGCGGCTTGGGTTAAGGAAGGGAAAAATGGGAAATTCCTCTCACTTTCTTTGAAGGAAGACACCTATAACACTTACACACCCGGAACAGATCAATCTGAAGATGACGAAGACGTTATCCCTTGGTGAGCCTTTGCTCTTATCTCGGACAGATGCTCTCAAGTACTGTGGAGTAAGCCGTCATTTATTCGATCTCGAAATCAGGCCGCGAGTACCCATCGTTAAGTTGGGGAGCCGAATCTTTTTCCGGCGAGTAGACCTTGACGCACTGTTCAAGCAAAATACAAATGCCGATGGTGGGCCTCAACAGGAGACACCCAAATGGGATTATCTAGAAGAGGCCAAGTCTGGCATATGTACAAGACCGTTAAAGTTGGTCAAACGAGAGTCGAGATACGAGAAAGTTCGGGCAAGACTTCTAAGCGCGAGGCAGAGGAAATCTTTGCCAGAAGGATAAGAGAAGTTACCGATGAGATTTTGTATGGGCGAAAACATGGTTGGACTGTTGCTGATGGATGCGCTATGTATCTAGAGGAACGTAAAGCACACCAAGTTAGAGATGCGCTCTACAACACAGACATCCTATGCCGTTTCTGCGGAGATGTGGAGATGTCTAAAATCAGTAGGTATCATTCCTCGGTTGTTGCCTTGATTGCTGATTGCGAAGAACGAGGAAACAGCCATGCCACCATCAATCACCACTTGAAGTGCTTGCAGAAAATTTTAAATGACGCAAGCAAGGTGTGGAAGGATGAAGATGGCAACTCATATCTCGATGCCACTCCGGTAATTAGATTGTTGCCAGTCGAGTCAACCGAAGGACACCCGTTAACTCTGGTCGAAGAAAAGAATTTGTTCCATTTTCTTCCAGAGTACTTGAGAGATGCGGCGGGTTTCGTTCTGAACGCTGGGCTGAGAAATTCAGCGGCAGTCAGATTGCGTTGGGAGTGGGAGGTAGTGATCCCAGAATTGGGAATTACCGTGTTTGACATTCCCCTAAAATTTAAGGGGGAAAGAGTAGTTGGAGTGAAAAATGGGCGACCACACCGGGTTGTCCTTAATTCAGTTGCGAGGGAGATTGTGGAGAGGCAAAGGGGGCTTCACCCTGAGTTTGTCCTCACCAAACCCTCTCAGACAGGCAGGGTTCCATTCGGGTTCTCAAGGGGTCTATATACCACCGCTTGGAAGAACTCAGTGGCTAAAGCCGATTTGAGGGATTGTCGGGGAGAAGGAAAACATTTCCGAATCCACGATCTCAAGCACACATTTGGCACTAGGCTGAGAGCGATGGGCGTTAAGTTGGAAGATCGAAAGGATTTGCTCGGTCACACCAACGATGACATCACCACCCATTATTCTGCGGCTGAGACTGAGGTGTTGCTTAACCACGCAGAGAAAGCAGTGGCTTGGAAAGACCGTAAACCGTTTCTGGCCCCGGTCAGTTCGGATCAACTCACACAGGCTACACAAAGTACTGTGGGGGTAAGCGGGTCTTTAAAGGTCGTATCGTAAAGTGCTGAAGGGAAACAGGAAATTGGTGGGCCGTGTAGGGATCGAACCTACGACCCGCTGATTAAGAGAAATTAATATTTCTCAATGTTTCCCTTCCAAAACAATCATTTAGCATCTGGCCCACCATCGGCTGTGTGCAAAGGAATGTCGAGGAAAACAAATGAACATCAGTAATCAACTCACACTCACCGCACAAAATCCGTTTTCAGTAAACGGGTTTCCCTCTATTATAGATAACGAGAGGGGCGGCATCCAATCACGAAGTTTTTACTTCGCAGTTGACTTCGTGAGCCGCCTTCTCTCTTTTGCTTCCGGCATGGGGTGGACGAAAGTCTGCGGAGTGTGCGGGAGAGCAAGACACCAATCCCACTTTAAGCCCGGAAGCGGTGGGCCGGGAAAAAAACCTGTCTGCAATGTTTGCCGATCAAAAGGTAAAACATCGTGATGCAGGACACCTCACTTGCGGCGTTCTACTCCGTCGATCACAGCAGTTTGCTCAACCGAGTGCTGACGCAACTCTCGTTAAGCACCAATGGGTATACCTGTGACGAACTGGAACAGGTTCTGAACGGCAAGCATCAATCGGTTTCCGCATCGTTGACCCGCGCTAAGAAGCAAGGCTTGATTGCCGATACCGGGAAAAGAAGAAACACACGCTCTGGCCGAGCGGCCATCGTGTGGGATATCACCACTAACCGAGGCAAACTCAATGACATCAATGATGAATCAAGTCACAACCGCAAACTACTTTGAGAGAGACAAGGGTATTGCCCTGCGATACTTCTCGCTACCCTACAAGTCTCTCCAACAATTGGGTGACCAACACGGGATCAGCCGTGAAAGAGTCAGGCAAGTCTGCAACGTGGTTCTGCGAAAATCTGGTGTTCCGAAGGGCGACAACCAGATGACTTATGACCTCCCAAGATTACGGGGAGATGAGGAAGTCATCTCTGCTATCCGCTCTTTGACCCGGTAATAACATCCCATTCAATCTCAGCAGTGTGGTCGGAGTCCTTGTTGACCTCGACCTCCTGCTTGATTTCTTTCGGCATCATTGCCAGTGCCGCCCGAACATAAGTCGAAACATCCTTTTCTCGACACATTTCAATTGCTTCGGGGCCATGAATCATCCAATCTGCGAGGAAGGCATCGATAAATGCTTTGCTCATCCTATCTCTGGAGCCGACAGGTCTTCCCCTTCGGTTGATTCTCGGATCGTTCTTTAAGAAAGGCTTACCCGGTCCCTTCTTTACGGAAAATTCCTTCATTCTTTCAAATCCTCTGGAAGATGTTCCATGATCTCTGCGCGTAACTCGTAAAGTTCCGGCGAAGCATCTGAGAACACTCCCTGCTCAGAAAGTTTTTTAAAGCAAAGGGCAAGTCGTGACCGCATCGTTTTTGATGACAAAAGGTAATCCTGAAATTTGTTAACAGGCAAAAACGTTACTGGTGCTACTTTCATTTCTTCCCCTTTCTTTATCGTCAAATCGTTTTCGTAATATTCAGAACTCATTAGCCTCTCTCAAGAAACTCATGTAATTCCATCTTTTCATACCTCCGACACAAGTACTTTGTAGAAAGTTCCATCATGTCATAATCACCGTCTTGCACATCGTGCAAAACTACAAGACCTCGCCAAGTCTCTCTGGCTTGTGGCCCCAAATACTCTTCTGTATGCAAATAGAAACTTCCCGCAATAAGCGCACGTTGCACCTGACCATTAGGCAATGCTCTTGCACTTACCTCTTTTCCCTGACGGTGGCCTTGGCACATACTTAGGCCAACCCGCGCCAAAATATTTTGAGCGGTTCCACCATAGGCTCGACCTGTAAAGGGAGCGTAGAAGTAGTGGGTGAACCAAACACCGTTCAGTTCAAATACTTCTTTGAATGGGTGGGTTATCCAACCGTCAAGATTCAACTGGCTCAAATCTAGAAGATTCTCTAGCACCGGATTGTCATCGACGTACCTGATCAATCTCTCTTCGTGATTACCGAAGATATAGTGAAACTCAGGTAACTTTTTTTGTCGCTTCAAAGTATCCCAGAATAATTTCATCGCCTGATTTCCAGACTCAATATCCTGAATCACCCTCCTCCCTTCTATTTCTTTGCGAGAAGAATAAGAACTTAACGATGGTAAGTCCCAATGATCTCCCAAATGGACAACATGAGTTGGTTTGTAATCTTTGATGGCCTTTGCGGCCCATCGCATATGTTCAATCGGAACGTTTGGCTTTATCTGCGTGTCGGGAATTACCAAAATTCTCATTAATTTCCCCTCCACATGGGGCGTTTTTGATCAACGTTGTGATCGATAAAATCATCCCCCGAGGAATACGAACCAGACCTGACCAACATCCAGTGTCGGGCAAGTGACTGTTTGCGAGAACAGCAAAATCGGTTTTTTTCTTTGGCCTTTCAACCAGATAGCCAATTGTGTGGATTACCCATGCCGCCCGTCTATTGTACATCTGCCACCCAGATTCTTCATCCGCGTCAACCCAACTGACCTTGACAATGTCATGGGTACATTTCGTCAAGTCTTCTTTTTCCTTCTTTCAAGCGGCCCCGGCAATATCCAACCAAGCACCATTGGAACCACGAACAAAAGCAATAGCCAGTAAGACGCTTGAGTGATCAAGGCTTCAATAATGTCAAAGAAGTTTGCAGGAGCGCATTGATTTGAACTTGATCCACCGCTGGTAATTTCAGTTACGAAATCAGTAATGAAACCTCCACCAAGTGCGCCCACGATAGGTGCGGCTACACCTGAAGAGGCAAGTGTCGCCGCTGTCGCCCCAACTGCGGCCCCAGTTCCGACAACGGTAGATTTTTTTAGAGCAGTACAACCTATGAGAAATAAACTAGACCCCAAAACTGCGAGTAAACGCGATGAAATAACCCTTATCCGATTTTTCAACATCCTTATTGCTTCCTTCTCCATATCTCCATGCGTTCAAAAACTTGCGCCAATCCTTACCGGATTGTTCCCAGACAAGACGTAACAATTTTTTGCCAACTTGCTTGTAGAGCAACTTATCTTTTGCGCTTGTCAGATC